CTTCTGCTGCACGTTTACAGCGAGCTTGCAGACCTCCATCTAAAGGTATTGATAAGGTTGCAGACAATCCTCCGTTCCAACTATAGTTACTTTTTTGTCCAGTTCTAATTGGACGGTGGTATAAAATCTTGCCTGGATTATCAATAACTCCATCATCATTTAGGTCGCTTGTATCATAAACAGGATCGTTATAGTAATCTTCGTAAGGAAGCTGGAACGAACCAGTTCTTGTCATGAAAGGTGTGACATTCAAGGTTGGGCCTTGACACTGAATACCTGCTCCGTAGGTGTTGGTGATATAAGGACCTTGAAGTACTTGGATAGCCTGATTTGTCACGCTCCCACTACTATTTGCAATAGGGTTAGCAGTAGCACTAACGCCACCGACATCGCCAGCCAACGAAGGATTAGCAAATAGAGAAAGTACACCTACTGTGAGAAGATGGAAGTACTTTCCGTGACGCTTTTTATCTCCGTAGTTCTGTTTATAATCGTGTGATTCGCAAGCCCCGGAGCTTGCAGCGTCTCCGTAAACTGAAAGCCTTTCGTATTGTCGACGATCGACCAGCTGGGCTTGTTTGCGGAATCCAGTGTTGTCCATGTACTGGTGACGCCGTTAATAGTATTGCTATTGCCTGAAGTGGTTGAGGGAGCAATACTGTTGCCTGTGTTCTGTATATTAGTGCCTGTTACGGAATATTGGTAGCCAGTGTTGTAGTCCATCGAGTTTATTGTCTCAGTCACAACAGAGGTTGTTTCTGTCTTTGACGTCAAGCTTCCCTGAGTAAAGTTCGGGACTACCGGCACTGAATACCCAGGTTGCAGCAACCCATGAAGGATTCCAAGGACAAATCCCAGGGCTATGCCTTCATGTAAGCGGTCCATTTATCGCACAGTAATTTCCGAAACGTATTGTCCTGTCGCACTTGTTCCTGCGCCACCTGCTGTCACAGATACAGAACCAGCTGATGTGATTGTGCCAGCGAGAGTTCCTGCGGTGCCTGCTGAAGTCGAGGTAATGTCCGAAAAGTTCGCCACCTCCCCCGTGGTCACTGCACTTGTCGGGATGGCATCACCTTGCGTATAGGACTGAGAAAAGCTGAACGCGTTCCCGCTCGTGGCCTGTGTCGCGGTGATTGATGGCCCCGCTGAGACGCCAGTGGTCATGTTCAGAGAACCGACAGCACCTGTATTCGTGCCGTCTGTTGTGCTTACTCCTGTCCCAGAGACGCTATACGAATTACCTACACGGCTTACATTCGTCGCCGCAGCATCAACGGTCAGTTGGACCGAACTCTGGAGCCGGCTTGTGATGTCAGCATATGCAGGCGCTCCCGCAAATGCGAGAATTAATAGTGCACGCCACATAATAGATCCTCGTCCGTATTCTGATATTAGTAGAAACACATTTAGTCTAAAATATACCCATGAAAGATGAAGAATCACAATTCTCTTTTAGAGAGTTATTATCTACGCTTGTTCCTGCAGGCGTCCTTTCGTGGGCACTGGCCATGTTGACGGCCAGCTATATGGGCTACGCGAAGATCGACGCGGCCTTCATCTCGTCACTGGTTACATCGGTCCTGGCTGTATATGGAATCAGTAGAAAGGATGATGGTAAAAAGACTGAGAAAAAGTTTACAGTGCCTGACAAGGACTCTCAACCCCCGACTAAGTGAACATAGTTTTTAAAACGCACTGCCACCTTAAGAAGAGGCCAATACCTAGAAAAAAGTTAAAGAATGAAGAGAAGGCAAAGGTCGTCCAAACGCGCCGTATGCCAAGGTGTGAAGTAATTGATGAAAGGGACGATCACACTCTTTTCTCGACGCCGCTTGGCGATTGGTGGATACGGAACTGTGATTGGGAAGAGGAGGACACATCAGAGAAGATTCTCTGTGAAGAGGTGGATGGTGTTCGTTTCTTGAAAGATTACCCATATCTTCATCAGGACACTGAAGGTGTAAAGGAACGCCGTATATGTCAAACGAAGTCGATTGCCTCTGCTTTGATGTATTTGGGATTAGGTGGCATTGAAAAGTGCTCAGACTATGCCGATATAGTCCATAGATACGGTCATGGCGCTTATCGACGGCATCACAGAGCCGCGATGGAAGACATCGGTGTGACTGCGACATTTAGCCACACCCTTGGTTACGACGAGATCAAAGATGAAATCAACGAAGGCAAGCCAGTCATTGCTGGGCTTTGGAGTAAAGGACCGTATCTGAAACCCAGGGGCCTGACTTATTTTGTGGCTATCTACGGCTACGACAGCAAGGATTGGTTAATCCAGGATCCCTTAGGAAAGCTGAACTTACTCAATGGTTTTTGGGATGATCTGACGGAGGGTGCAGGTCAAGAAATCAGATACGATATGGAGCTACTTGACCGTCGCCTTTTCCAGGGAGGCGGTTCTGGTGCCATGGGTTGGCTGAATTTCAGAGAATGTTGAGCTATATTGACATCAAATCGAGAGCCAAATGGAAGAGATTTTCAAGGACACAGCTGAACAGTTGCAAACGCAACTCGAGGAGCTGAGTGAGAAAATCAGATCAGCTGAAGAGGGTTTGATGCGAAGCAAGGAAGTGTACCTGAAAGTGACAGGTGCCCTGGAGGTCCTGGCTATCGTTAAGCAGCGTGTTGACGACCAGCGCTACGAGAGCGACGGCTCGGTTGACCTTACTATGGCTGATTAATATGCTTGGTGATATTAATAAACAGCGTTATAAAGCCATAGAACTGGTCGCTGAAGAGGTTCGAATCCCTTCCAAGGATCTTCGGTTGAACGCGATTGTTCGTGATATCCCTGATGAGGATCTGCGGTGGGTTCTTGATAAGCTCCACTACTTTCTCCTCAAAATCCTGGAAGATGCTGAGTACGATCCAGCCGAAGAGGAGTGTGATTTTGAAGCTCTAGGTTTGACTGACTAGAGCTTTTCCCAGTAGCAGGGATCCATGATGTAGTTCTCGATGTCGCCACTTCCAGGCGGCTCGGAACCGACAACGATCAGGTCGTAAGAGATCGAAAAGCGTGGCGTTTCGCCGATATAATCCTCGACCGAGTGCTGCATGCTCGCTGGGAACATTACTAAACGGTGTTTAATAGGCGCCAAACGCACTTCGTCGTAGTGCAGATCGGTGTCGTTGTGCACCAGAGGAAGGTAGCTCATGCAGTTTTCGGCCTCGAACTTCAAGGCACCAGAGTCGTTGTCCGGTTCATTGAGGTAAAAAACGCAGCTGATGATGGCATTTTTGTGGACGTGCGAAGGTATTGAACCTGAGTTTTCACACACGACCGGCCAGGATTTCTGTGCATAGATATTGACCTTCTCAAGATCAACTCCCATCTCATACAGATATTCTTCCGCAGCTTCGCCGATCTGTTCGTTCAACCAATTAAATTCAGGCTGGAGGTGTACGAGATAATCATCACGCACATCGCCAGTGAGGTTTGCTGATGAGTCGTTATATTCGCCTAAGTTTTTCTTATAAAAACGCTGCACATAATCTTCCATTCCTGCAGCAATATCTTGCTCAGGTTCAAGATCTTTGATGCAAATAGGGATCGGAAAAGCGGTGACTACTGCCATTTGATGTTGTTTTTATAGGAGCAGAGGGACTTGAACCCTCACGACCGCAATGGCCAACAGATTTTAAGTCTGGTGCGTCTACCGATTCCGCCACGCTCCCGACGAGCTGAGCATAGCTAAAAAGGCAAGTGTGTGCACCCTACAGTTTTGACAAGGCTGGAATACCAAAAGTGTTTCATTGCGAGCAAGATCTATTAGTCAACCTCATTGTCCTAAGTCCTAAACATGCTCGTCGAAAATTTAGACATCACATTTTTGAAGCCTGGGAATATAAATGCTGTTACTGCGATAAACAATTAACACCTGATACTGCAACGATCGACCACATTCTTCCAAAGCACAAGGGTGGTCATAATGTCCGATCCAACATGAGTTGCTGCTGCAGCAGTTGTAATCGCTCAAAAGGATCTACTTTGTTAAAGGATTGGTTCACCGAAACCAATGCCAACTATACAAAAGAAAGGTTTGATAAAATCATAGAGTGGACAGAGCAGAAGCCCTACTCCATAAAACTGCCGAGTAGTGACTCCGCCTCGCCTTATATCGACGATGACCTCCAAATCAGCTGGATCGCAGTCTAAAGAGAAGGATTTTCTAGGCTCTTATATCGAGCCTCTTCTTGAGGAACGTGTTCCTGAAAACACTGATGAGAACTTCGTGAGCCCTTCTGGTCAGGTGCGTAATGATCTGACCGCTAAGTTTGAGCGTGGCGTTCTGAGGATCTGAGATGGCAGATAGAGCCAAAGCCAAGCGTCTTGCCAAAGAGCAGATGAAGTGCAATAAGCCTCGACGCACTCCTGATCACGACACCAAATCACATGTCGTCAAGGCCTGTAAGGACGGTGAAGAGAAGATTATTCGCTTCGGTCAGCAAGGCGTCAAGGGTGCAGGTAAGAATCCCAAGACAGCCAAGGAAAAGGCTAGGAAGGCGTCATATTATGCTAGACATAATGCTCAGGACGCCAAGCCCGACAAGATGTCTGCTCGTTACTGGAGCCACAAAGTTAAATGGTAATTTAAATGGCTGAAAAAAACTTTATTGACGACGCAATTAAGACTGAGGGTGCTTTCCGGAAGAAGGCAGAGGATATGGGCATGACTACCGAGGAGTACACCCGCACGGTGACTTCCAACCCCAGTGCTTTCGATGAGCGAACTGTCCGTCAAGCTAACCTCGCAAAAACTCTAAGCAAGCTGCGTAAGCGCACCAGAGAAAAGGATGTGACAGAAGGCCCTGAATTAGGTTGAGCTCAGTCCACTATGGAAGATAAAGTCAAAAAAGTCATGTCTGAATTCAAGGCTGGCGAATTGAAATCCAGCAGTGGTAAAAAGGTTACCAGCCGCAAGCAAGCGTTGGCAATTGCACTTGCCATGAAACAAAAAGGACGTTCAAATTAACGTCCAGGATCTCCACCATTTGGTGATGATGTATTTGTCTCCACTGACTGGAGGTAAAGCTTCGTGCATCGTTTTGATGTTTGGTTTACCGTCAGGGTGAAGATTGTTCCAGGCAAGTAGCAGACCGGCCTTAGGCTTGATTTTTAAATTCAGATGCTTGAAATAGGTTTCACCCCCCTGTTCCACATCGTTTAGATAAAGCATTGTGGTCCAAGACCTCTGCCCCATCCACTCGCAATAGACGTCATACTCTTTAGTGTCTGGATCAAAATAGTCCCAGTGCTCTTTGAAATACTGTCCTGGTTCATATTTTTGTGCTTGCATGCATTCTCCAAGGAACTGATCAAGACCCATGAAGAAGGCAAGCTTTTGATCCAAGCTTAAGTACAGAGCGTCATCAAAGTAGTGCAGATCTGCGGTTTTGCTGGTCCTGTAATCACTCACCTTGCAGGTATCCTTATCATCAGAAACTGTTGATGGCCGGAGATTTTTGTCGATTCTTTCTCTAAACTGCTTGCAAATCTCGAGGTCAATAAAGTTTTCTTTTATATAAACTTGCGTGAAAGGATAAAAAATGCGCTGGCCATTACGTGTGACAGCACAACGTGAAAGTGCTTTGTAGTCGATTTTTGTTGGAGCATCTTTGAAAGCATTGCTAGCAATGAGTTCGTCAATTTCGTAATCCGTTAATCCGTATTCTTCCATATACGTACGGACCGTCTGTGTTTTGCTGACGCCGCCTACGGCTGAGTAGAGGAACTCTCGTTTTAAGTCATCGGCTAACACCATATAAACCTCTCTTACAATACGGATGTAAGCCAATTTACTGCAGTGGCGCTAGGAGCAGCAACATTTTTATGCTTGTTCGGCTGCTCTTATGTAGCAGGGCTGCTTTGCACTAGGAACCACACAGAGGACAATGAATCAGCCTACGGGAGAGCAGTTTCTGAAGGGGTATATCGACAGGGTCGAAAGGTCTATGGATCCCGACGACGTCGATATGAAGACTGACGTCCCTCAGTTCACTGTGGACGAGCGGGAAGTTGTCCTGAAGCAGCCTCCGTATGGCCTCTGATTGATTAATAGTTCAGCGCTGGTAGGATACTTAGAAGGTTGAGAATTACCATGGATGCATTAGGACTTCCAGTGGACGTGGAATTCCAAATCCACGCAGCGTCCTTAGCGATTCAGAACATGGATCGAGATGAGTTAGAAGAAGCGTTCATCGAAATGCTTCACCAGAAAGCACTTGATAAGCAAATGTTCTTAGGTGTTCTCAAAGACCATGGTATCGATGCCGATATCACTTTTAATTTCTCCACTATCGGACAAATTTCTTAATCATCATGGCTGATCGCATTATCACCGGAACCCTGGATACGTTCTCGGTTGACTCCGGTAGTGACGTTACTTACAAGGGTGCTGGCGAAGGCAACGATACAGGCCTTAGCCAACGTGCTTTCGAGGTAAACCCCAGCTCCACGGGCGATATCACTTTTACTCTCGACCGCTCTGCAGGTGTTGTCAGCTTAGAGATCTTCCAAGACGACGATCATTCTGCTGGTTCTGCCCCCTCCGGATACCAGAAAGCGTTCAATGTTGCTCAGGCTGGCAAAGGCAAAGGTGCTGTAGGCGTCACGGTCACTGATGCAACCAAGAACTACATTGTGCTGTTGAAGCTCGACGGTTATTCTGAAGTCAGCTTCACCGGCCTTTGTGTCGTCCCGTAAACAAAAAGATCCTTTCAAAGAGCATCCACTGCTTACGGAGCTTGGGATTCAAATTATAAAGAAATACACAACGCCTCGTACCTACATCGGTATGGGGCGTTTTGCTTCCTACAAAGATTACGGCGAATCCACTTGGCGCATTGGCTACGGGACGAAATTAATTGGAGAGAGACCCGTCGCTCATAACGAAAAGTTGAGCGAGAAAGAAGTCAATTCTCTTTTCATTGAGGACCTCAAGAGATTCTCTGATGAAGTCTCGAATTATGTTTTTGTCCCACTCAACAAGAACAGGAAAGCGGCGCTACTGAGTTTTGCTCACAGCGTAGGTCTAGTCGGTTTCAAAAACTCTCGTCTTCTGGAGCTGATCAACACTCATGCCTCCAAAGAAAAAATAATTCGTGAGTGGAGCCCCTACATCAACACGTATTGGCTTTCAGGCGGTGACAGGATGCGTGATCGGAGACGCGTGGAGTTGAACACGTTCGTCTCCGGAGACAAACAGATCCCTACCTTTACTCGTCACAAATGCGCTACAGCAGTCTGTCTACTGAATCTGGCGGAGACCTACAATGGGTCCCCGACTCAGATCAAGGCTGTTGAATATTTAGAGCGCAAGATCAAAGAGTGGGATCCGACTGGTCGTTCGATTCGTCGTTTCTATCAGATGTGGCGTCAGCATCCAACTGGTCTAGGGTCTCCAAAGCGTCCGGAGAAAAATGCTTTAGAAGATCTATAGCGTCGATGATGGCCAGCTGAGGTGTGTAAGCTTTGATGAACTCTTCATACTCCATTGTCAGATCTTTTCTTCAGTGAAAGTTTGAGCAGCACGAGATAGCCAATCAAATCAGTAATTACGTCCTCGTCATCACCAATAAGGCCTGCTCCCTGCTGGATACGATTCAGTTTATCGTCAATCCGCACCAGGATTTGTTCTACATCGTCTGCTTTACTGAAGACGCGAATCGGCTCTAGTGCTGAGTTCCCATATTTTTTATTTTTGTAAAGCAAAAGCTCCTTAATGTCATCACAGATCAAGCTAATTTGAGCTTGGGTTTCAGTGAGGGTCATTAGAATGAATAAATGAACGACCAATTAAGCCAAGCATACGATATCGATAACCGCCGTGCAGGCAGTTATACTGTCAAACCCGGACAAGATATCTCCGCTACTGATAACGATACAGCTAAGTTCTTTTTAGATAAATTTGTAGACGCTCGTCGAGAGAAAGCAGAGCCAAACATGGAACAGGAACTCCGCACGGAGGATCGTTTCATTGTTGCAGGACCTGGCGAGGCAAAATACAGTCTCCGCAACGGATTCCGAGTTAACATATAACTCGTCCAAGCTCCGAGAAGACCTCTTCAAAGCGTTCGGTCTGCTTGAAACCGAGAGATAACCTTGGCAGGTAAACGAAGTAACCCCAGTGCATAGGGTTTTTATTAGTGAAATATTTTTTACCGTGAATCAAGTTTGGCCTATCCGTGGGGAAGCACATCGGGAAGTCCCAGACCTCCGGACAGATCCTCAACATCTCTGGATATGTGGTGTAAAACAAGGCTTCAGGTATATTCCTGAGCTTCCATTCCTTTACAAGACGTCTAAACCAGATCACAGAGGGGGCTTTTGAGACTTTTCCTCCACGCTTGCTCCAACGCCAGGTCCCTCTCTTAATGCTCCAAGTGCATCGTCCGTAGGTAGGTGGGAACAGGTAAGTCACTCCTGTCCAGGGTGTCTCGATGTTCAGCCCGTCTTCTTTGAGGGTATAGATTTTTTTCGCTTGGAGACCCTGAAGATTAGCGTCGTGGTTTGAGCACGGGTCTAAGTCAATCTCTCCAAGCAGCGCGTCGATGTAAGGAAGATATTCAGCTGGCGTCAGCCAGTCCTCCTCAATATGTTCGATCTTGCCATAGATGTTCCGCAGGCTTAACCAGTTGTTGGCTCCGCGTTTCAAAGCATCAAAAAGCTGGAGTTCTCTTCGTCATGCTTGTAGTGAACCAAGGCAAGCTCATTCTCATCTTGGATCAGGAACAAGGACTCTTTGGTCGGGTCAATCTGTTCGGAACGACGGATAGCTGATTGGAAGACCTCTGCAACACTCTCCTGATCGCGATAATCATCCAAGGCGTTGATCAACGCGTCGACGCAGAGATAGAACATACTGTCTTTATCCTCTGCCTGAGGCTTGAACACAAGCACACCAGGGCCTTCTAAGGCGTAGAACTTGGTATAAAACTCACACATGTCAGCGCAGATACGCTCGATGCTGAGTTTCATGAGCGTCTCTTCAGTTTCACCAGTGGTGTTTTGAAGGAGACGGGTCAAGAGTTTGTTTCTACGGCTTGTCATGGCTGTTCAGATTCAATCAATATTAGAGGCCTTTGCCTCTTCGGTCTTGGACTGCTCCTTAAGCTTTATAAAATGAGTAAGCCCGGAGCGTTTTAGGGTTTCCAGTAATTTGGGGAGCGGTTTGTACAACACAACAGCTTTCTGCATGTTGCCAATCTTCTTGATCAGTTTACCGTTTTCATCCCGCAGTTTGGTCAATTCGCCCTGACGGATCAAGTATTCTGCCACGCAGCGGTATCGACGCTTCTCTGCCAGGTTGATGTCTGGATACCGATCGCATATGGTGCTGATTTTCATATCACTGAACGTGATCCTGATTTGATCAGCCAGGGATAGACCCAAGACCAGATCAGATGTGCTCGTTTCGTAGCCGCACACAAGCTCCAGATACCTTCTGAGGTCAGGCGTTTCGAAGCTACCTGAGGGTGGAATGAACATCTCCACCTGTTCAGCCAGGGACGTTACGAGGGTGTCTTTGTAATTCTCTACCGTTACCTGACTTATATCTAAATCGACGAAACGGTAGCTCTGGTAGGAATTAGTTGAAGCTTCATCCGGTTCGAACTCCGTACGCGATAAGACATCAAGCCAGTCCTCTCCGGTGGTTTCTTCCATTAGAGAACTTAGTCTTGACAAATCTTAGCCGTTTTTCTGTATTCGTCCCATTGGCGTTGATGCTCAAGAATTAGCACCAACTCGTAATAAGAACGGATCGGAGCGAAATGCTCTTTGAATTTTATTGTCTTCATCCAGTCCCGTCCATGTGTTTCCACCAGCCTCTTCTTACACTTTTCGATGTCGCCTCCATAATTTTCAGCTTCCCATAAGGCTTTGGCAAGGTTTCTCTGCTGATTTGTCAGGAGCGCGAGGATTTCCTTTGTGGACAGCTCTTGGATGAGTTCGCTAAACTCTTCTATGAAAGGATATTTTTCACCATGCGTCGGCCTATCACTTACGCTGAGCTGCTGCTGGCGACAGTCATCATCATTGTGGGAGTCACTGGTGCCCCGCATTTATACGAGTTTGTGACAGATAGAATTAGTATAGAAATAAAAGTGAAGTAAGACAATGGGCGGTGGTAGCAGCGAAACTACAACTGTTTATAGGCAGAAACCTGCTCAGCCGATTCTCTACAGGAAGTTCATTCCTAAAGAGAGCTATGAAGACGTACGTGATTACGTCAAGCGGATCGATGCAGACACCGCAGCCCTTCAAAAGGATCGCTACACAGAAGTAGGCACCCCCGCAGAGATCCGTGCACGTGATGAGCGGCGCCGCACCCAGGAAGCCGCATCCTATTTAGCTTCTTTACCTGGCAGCTTTAAGGATCCTGGTCTTCTGGAGGTTAAAGAAGATGCCTCTGGTAAACCCATCGCCAGCCCTGGGCTTTCAGCTCCCACCAATACGCAGCAGGCCGCCGTTGCTGTCGGCTCCAGTAATCTTGTGAAGCAGGCAGAAGCCCTCAAGAAAGCAGAGGCAGCTAAAGCCGCTAAGCCTGAGTCAACGGTAGACCCCAGCAAGTACGATCCTTCCTACGCAAAGAGGGATTGGAAGAAGTTCATGGACGTCTGACCCAGTCAGCTTTCCTGGAGCCACTCATTATAGGTATCCATTAAAAACTCATAGACATGAAAGGGGATGACAGCTACGGCTTCATCCTCATTTTCTATGCAATAGTGCACGTTATCGAGGCACACTGCGTCCATGATCAGCTCAATGTCTGCTTCATGTTTTTGAATGACACAGAGATCCGCCATGATTTATTGCACTATCCCTAGACTTTAACAGCAATTTTTAAGATTGCCTATACAGAACCAAAGTCTAACGAATCGACAGCGCCATCAGCAACTGATGCAAAATCCAAGGATTCTTCAACGTTCTCATAAACGAAGCGCCAGTCCACAACCGATACGTTGACACTAATTGAGTAAACGGTTTCCATAAACCGAATATCATTAGTAATCAGGAATAAATAATCACCAGGCTCGAGTCTGGTGGACGGATAATCCTCGAGCTTGAGGTTCTCTTCGTTGTAATCAACCGAGCTCTCAGGGCTGACATAGCCTTCGTCGTTGATTGGCAGCTCCTCACGCCGGCCGTCAGGCAGGATCTTGTAGAACGCGACGAGAGTGTTTCTATTGGTCTCTCTGGTGTAGGCGAACTGACTGAAGTTCTGAGTGAACTGGATGGAACGGTTTCGGTTTAGCTTGATTTTGTAGAACGTGGTCACACGCCTTGTGAGGCCACCATGCTTATTGTTCAGCGTGACCGTTCTAAATACAGAAGAGAAATCGCCCAGATCAATAGGGTTATAAAGGCTATCTCCAGGCTCCGCAGGGCGTGGATCAGAACCGAAGTAGGAGGTAGGACCGTAAGCGGTTGGCCCTGAACCTCCAGTAGGATATGCCTGAACAGTTCCAAAGTTCGCGAACCCGGAATTAGATGGTATCGTCGTTAGAAATCTCGCCATCTTTTGACATTAATCCGGTAAAGAGACCGTTAGTTCTTCCGGATTCTTGATATTTTTCTTCAATAATTATAGCCCGCTCAGGATAAAACCCTTCGTCAGAAAGAGT